CGATATCTTTCCGACGCTGTTCCGCCTGTTCTCTTCGAGTCTCAGATTTAATTACATAGGGAAGCTGAATGATAAGATCAAGCTTACCTGTAGCAATTCGTTGATCTGTAAGATCCAGCAAATTAAGCTTACGAAGTAGACGTTGTAGAGTCGAATTTGGTTCATTCATTACAGCATACAACGGATTTTCAATGATAGCTACTGCAGATTTACTTAAAGTAATTTCTTCGCGTCGACCAATTGCTTCGTTATACACACTTACTCGTACATGTTGTGGATACCATGTTACAATTTCGCCAACACGAAGAGTTAAAATGTCATAGCCACCAGTGGTCTCTGGATTAAGTGTTGTATCGACAGGAACAAGCGCAGCACAACCTCTATCAAAAAGAGTCATGGCAATATCTTGTCTAAAGGCTTGCGCAGCTTGGTCTATATTAGCTTCGACTGTCAAACAATTATTGAGACCGCTATCGATGTCTTCTAAATATCGCTTTTGATCATCCGTCCGTACATGGCGCATATCAACCGAAGCAACATCGATGCTAAGACGAGTATAAATTGAGGAAATAAGCGATCGCTCACTAGGAATGACAAATCTTAGACGATCGGGTCTTCCCCCATAATTTGCTTCTCCATATTGAGAGAAAACACGTCTATCACTAGTGTTAGAAAATACATTCCACGCGTGTTTCAACGTCGTAGTAATTCGCGCCATTTACACCTCCTTCCTAAACTAATTGCCCCACCCATTGAAATAGGCGAGAACAATAAAAACCGCAATAATGCCTAGAAGTACTGTATTTAGCGAAATTTTTGTTTCCACTATTCAAAAGCCTCCTTGTTTAACTTGAATGCAATCCAAGCATCCATAAGCGCAGCGACATTATCAATCTTTTCATCCTGACGCTTTTTCAGAAGCTTTCGATTTCCATTGGTATCTTCTAGAGTAATAGCATTACCCATTGCGAAAGACATAAGCGCCTGATCAAATATCAAAAGTCGTTCTTCGCTCATGATTTTGATCTCACCTAACGGAACCGATTCGGTTTTCGCACCTTGAATTACTTTTTCAATTCCGAAAGATCCGTTCTCAGCTTCCCAACGAGTAACAAATTCTTTGGCATTGTAAGGATCGTAACCAAGTGCCCGAACATCATACTCGGACTGTAGGATAAAGCGATCCAGATCTTCATAAACTTCCATCATGTCGAGAATGTTTCCTGGCATGACGTGAAGACTACCTTCGTTGATAAATTCCTCATACTTCTGTCGCATAGCGGCGGGAAGTTTCATCAACGTGAGTTCTGTGATGTAACTTCGTGTTTTGATTCCGTATTTCTCTCGCCCTAACGGGAAAAGAAACGTGAATGCACAAAAATCGTCGCCCTGCGATAGATCCGCGCCGAGAGCGCAAGCCATTTGCCAAAACTCACGAGACCGATGTACCAGAGTTTCCTCATAGGTGAAGAAATAAGTATAACCTTCCATGGGTATCCCAAAACGCTTTGCCAGAATATCGTTTCGAGACGCTGGAGCCTTCTCGGCTCGCTCCACGTCGAGCTGGTACGTTTCATAGCTTACTGTTGCTCCTAAATTTGGATTTGCTTTTACCCACATAGCTGGATTAGCAACTTCTTCAAGTTCATCTAGTTTGTAGTGCCAGATCGAAACGTGCGGCGCTAAATATTCACCTTTGAGAATGTCGGCGAGCTCCAGCTTTATCGTATCTCCGGATCCCGCACGAACGGTTCCCTCGGAACTGATAGCAACGATCAAATAATCTTCAAGTTTTGACGCTCCCTGCTCAACTGCACCTACAACGTCCTCACGTAAGTCACCCGAGAGCCATTCGTCAATAGTTGAGATCTTTGGACGTAGACCTTGGAGTTTGTTAATCGCCATTGGACGTACTTCCAGAAGAGAACCAGTAAGAAAATTTTCAATGCCCTTTTTGGTAGCGGCGAGCTTAACACGATTAGCCCTCGATCCAGTAGTATTCTGTAATGAACCTTCAGTGAGGAACTTAAACAGAGGTCCGCGCGCACGCGTGATAGCCGTTCGAAACGGACTCATAACCTCATCGGCCTGTTTCATGGTAGGCGCAGTTGTGACTTGATGCGTTGTAGCTGTGTCAACGTTCAGAAAATAACTCTGAATCACTGACGCATACATCGATTTTGCTGCTCCTCGAGCAACAATTAGATATTGTTTAAGGGTTAGCCGTTTCTTGATCTCCCGTTTCTCATAATGACCACCATGACCATCTTTTGACGGAATATAGACACTACGCTCAACGAAATAATACCAACCAAAGATTTGTTCCGCCCATAGTTTGAAGGAGTCGAGCAGATGGAGATCCGACCCATCAGTTAGGGTCAATTCCCCCTCACAATATCTAATAAATCCTTCTACAGCTTCATCATCATAATAGATATTAGGGTTAGCGATGAGCGAATCTATCCGATTCATCTCCATCGAGATCTCTCTATTTACAGGGATTTCTCCTCGGAGGACTGCCTCGCGAAACCGACCATAATAGACCGGAATCGCGGTGTTAGACAGACCCACGCCAACCCTCCTTTCTAAGCAGCTACAGCAGCAGCTTTGGCAGCAGCTTTGGCGGCTTGTCTAGCTGCAAGTGCTGCACCAACTTTTCTTGAACCTTCATTTGCAGCTTTATCAACACTTTGATTCCCAGCTCGTCCAAGAGCTTTCAATACGAATCTTTCTGCAGCAGGCTTTTCATTATAGTGAAGTCGTTTAACTTCTTGTTCAAGACGAATTCGCTTTGCATAGGACTGCAGTTGTTCATCGGAAAGAGCTTTGACGCCGCTTTTCTTTACTATTTGTCCAGTTGTACGGGCGCGAATAGCTTCTGAAGTAGCTGGGTGTCCGCCACCACCGGAAGTCTTGATTTTCTTTCTAGTATCTCGTACAATAACTTCTCGTGGACCGACTGTAGCTTTGCGACGAACACCCCACTTCATACCTTTGACGCCATGGTGTTGTAAAAGATTACTTACGACTTCGGCGGCACTCATTTACGCCTCCGATTCTGCTTCCTTTGGCTCTTCCTTCTTAGCCTTGGACTTAGGCTTAGGCTTATCTTCCTTGATAACACCTTGTCGAATCTGCCTCTGCCGATTTTCCTCAGCGATCTCTGCGTCTTTGCGATCGCGTTCGGCTTGATCACTTTCTCTCTCAGCCATCTATCCTCCTAAGCAACTTCGACATCAGGATCAGGATCAACCCATCCCGTCTCTTCACGATGGACATTCAAACGCCATTCGAGCTCTTTAATCTGATCATTTTGGGCGTTAATAAGATATGATGTCTGGGGAGGATCAAAGAGCATTCGAACCCGAAGAAAAACGTACGATTTCACTGCATTGTACTGATGATCGGTGGGATCTACGAAATCAGACCAATCATCATCAACGTTATCTACTGTAAAACCAGTAGCAGGTCCAACTCCTAGCTGAGTGAGAGTGGCAAGAGCGGTATTAATGTGCATCATAATATCTTGGTCAAATGCGAGATACTCGGCAGCAATTCCCAAGACCTTTTTTACACTGTTAAGAATACTTGGTTCCATTTTATCTCACCTACTTTATTTTGATTAACTTTTACTTGATGCCCGAGGAATTTTTCCACCGTCATACTTCTTCTGACCGGCGTCGGGCTTTTCCTTCTCTTCTGCCTGGGCCTCAGCCTTCGTCTTCTCCGTTTCCTTCTCCGTCATCGTCGTCGTCTCCTTCCTCCTCGGGTGGAACTGCATCTGGGTCGGTTTCCGGCGCGGGGACGGGGGGAGCGTCAGGTCCAGTTTCGGGATCTGCGTTTGGATCTCGCTCTTCTCGCTCTTCTGCAAAGGGGTCAAACTCCTGCGTATCCTGCTCCACGATGGTTCGCTCAGCGGTCACTTATTCTCCTCCGGTTCAATGCATGTAAAGATTTTGACTTGTCCACCAGCACCGTTAATCTGTAAAATTCCCGGCTCATAACCGTCTGGTGCTCCAGCACATACATCAGTTCCTGCTGGTCCAGGCGGCCCAGGTGGTCCTTGTTCTCCAATCGGACCTCGTACTCCCTGTGGTCCTGGTTCTCCCTTTTCTCCCTTTGGTCCTTGCGGACCGGCCGGACCTTGGGGACCGGTTTCTCCGATAGGTCCTTGTGGACCTAGAGCTCCTGTATCGCCTTTTGGTCCAGCTGGGCCTTGAGGTCCCGACGATCCAGGAGGTCCTGGTACTCCTGTACCAACATCGACAGTTACTGTTTTAAGTGGCGCACTCGCTCCTTGGCTCAGTGCTGCTGCTCCCAAATATCCAGCTCCAGCTGCCATTAGCGATCCTGATACCACAAACGCAGTAACTTTTGAGATGCTTTTCATATCACCTCCTCAATCGCCGAGACCTCAGACCCGATTACCTAATCGATTAGTGTTACGCTAGCACTCGCTCGCTTCCCACTGACTGTGGAAATTGCATGAGCACTAAGCGTGCAATCAGGATTACGCAGACCAAACAGACCCTCGATAAAGAAGTTGCGCGTTCCGTTCTTGAGAATACGACCCTGCTTCACGAACGTATTCCAGTGATCGGTGCAGACAAGAGTAAAAGTACCCGCACTATACCTACCCATATGCACCTGACCGAAATCTACGTCATTCTCAGACGTAGTCGTGAAACAGTTA